TCTTAAACAACTCTAAAAACCTGACAAATACAAATAAAATGTCATTTCTTAAACGATTCGAAAAGGGTGAGAATTTTGATACCATAAAGAAAAATGCTATTAGTAAAGCAAAGGAGCTTGCAAGTCAGAGAAAGAAAAAGGAAGAAGAAGAGAGAAAATCTAGAGAGAAAGAAGAAGCGAATCGTAAGGCGAAAGAAGAAATGATCGCAAAAAAGAAGGAAGAAGCACTCGCAAAAAAGAAAAAGGAAGACGAAGAAAAGAAGAAAAAAGAGGCTGAAAACAAAAAGAAGGCTGCACAAAATACACAAATGCGGGCATCTCTTACAAAGAAAGTCAAGCAAACGCAAATGGACCAAAAAGTTAAAAATAAATTATTAAACCAACTCAAAAATTACAGTGTTCAAATCCGAAATGTTGCACCAGGTATTGAGCAAACAATCAAATCGGAAAAATTGAACGGTAATTATAATAATGCAGAGAACAGAAAGAAAAGACAGGAAGTTAAGAAACAACTCGCAACGTATATTTCTACAACGTACCCAAATATGTCGAAAGCTAATCGTGGTAAATATATTCAAAGGGCTAACCTTACACAATGGAGAAAAGGATTCCTTACCGGGAGTCAAGGTATGGGTGTAAATCAGGCACTTGAACGAATTAAGGGAAATATTCGCGAAAATATGAAATTGAAAAAGCCACCTCCTCCACCACTCCCACAAAAAAATAAAAAGGCTAATCTCAAAAAGTTGGTTAACGATACCATGAAAGGTCGCGCGGCTAAAAATGTAAGTAGACTCAAAAAGAATATTAATGAAGGTGTTTCTGAAATGGCAGTCAAGACCCGAATTGCGCAATTAAATAAACAAACGAGATATCAAAAGAAATAAGTAATTTATATTAAATGTTTGTTATATTTATAAGAATAATGTTTGCTTTGGGTATACTAATTTCATTTTTACTATATAAAAATACATGTAGACCACATTGTCCATCTAAATTAAATCAAATCAAATTATTCAGTAGAACACTTCATCTACATCACTGGCTCACAAGTTTAATCGCCTTGATATATTTCAAAAATCCATTTATTCAAGGACTCCTCACTGGTGGTGTGATACATGGAATAGGTATGTACGATGATTGGTACAAAATAATTAAATAAACCGACAAAATATCAAAAGTAAGTAATTAAAATATATAATAATAATAAATGAAACATATTTATGCGATTATACTCTCAATACTATTGGGTACAATATATTATCAAATAATGGAAAACTCAATACCAACTGAATCAAATTGTAGTTATATGGCTGCACCAGTCACAGATTTTTTAGCGTTTTTGTGGGGTGTTATTGTAGTTTATTATGGATTTGAATATGATAATGTTATACTGACTACACTTGGTGCAACTGTTATTATAGAACATATTTATCAACTTAAGAGAAAATAATTTAAAAGAAATAATCTAATCAATAATAAAACATGCACAGAGGTTTATCATCCGTTATGATGAACTACGCGCGTTCTATTAGTGATGAAAAGAAAGCAAAAACTATCGTTAAGGGAAACAAATCGGGGGAAATTACCGGAAGTAGTGATGACATGCAGGAAAAACTCATATATAAATGTGGATTAAAAAGACGTCAAGTATGGGATACAAAATCAATGTCATGGTATACGAAAGTGTATTATGTGGACGGTTCATTATATAACCCCGTTTTGTTCCACAAAGGGAAACTAGAAAAAAATCCTAAGTATAAGTAATAGAATGAATCCATACTTCGAAGCAACTTTAAGAAATTTAGGCGTCTTTATTTCGGTATTTTTTACGATACGATGGGCGGAAAAATCCGTTATCCCAGTGTACGACGTACCCCTAAATATAATAACTATTGTTATAGCTATACTCTTAAACTATAGTGGACCATTGAAATTAAATAATTAAAGAAAACCCGCGTTATATAATAAGTATGAGTACGTGCACAGTATGTTGCGATAAGTACAATAAAACACAACGTGTTAAAGTTACGTGTCCTCATTGTGATTACGAGGCATGTAAAACGTGTATCCAAACATATTTATTATCAACTACAGAAGAACCACATTGTATGAAATGTAAACATGAACACGATCGTGAATTCATAGATTCATTTTGTACAAAACGATTTAGAAACGTAGAGTATAGAAAACATCGGGAACAAATTTTATATGAACGTGAAATGGCACGAATGCCAGAAACTCAACCATACGCGGAATATAGAATAAAAATGAAAGAACTTAGATTACGATATTTTGAACTTTTAGATCAAATGTTTCTTATGAGAGATATGCGTAGAGAAGCGATAAACATGCGTAATTCGACGTTGGATTATGATGATGCTATAGCTAAAATGCGTAGAGATATAGAGGAAATTGTAGAAAAGGTAAATTCACTCGAACTAAATGTCACTACAATTAGTAGTGAAAAGTTTACACGTAAGTGTCCATACGAAGAGTGTAGAGGTTTTTTAGATACGGATATGAAATGTGGGTTATGTGTACAACAGTTTTGTGAACATTGTAATGAAGTTATTATCGATTCCGATCACGTTTGCAATCCCGAAACGGTTGAAACTATGAAACTCATAAACAAAGATACTAAACCGTGCCCTAAATGTGGTACAATGATACATAAAATAGATGGGTGTGCACAAATGTGGTGTACCGAGTGTCATACCGCATTTGATTGGCGTTCGGGGCGTATAGAAACTGGTCGTGTCCATAACCCTCATTACTTTGAATTCAAGAAACGTTCGAGGGAACACGGAGACATTCCGTGCGGTGGAAGACCCACGTTCGCAGAACTTGAAGCAAATGAAGCGGGTGTACATATATTAGACCTGAGTTATAAACTTACTCTATTAGATAGAGATATCATATATAGATACGATGGTATTGGTGACGATGATAATCTACGTTTACGTGTAGACTATTTAATAAAAATTATATCCGACGACGAATTTAAGAAGGAACTTCAAAGACGTGATAAACATAAATGTAAATTAGAGGATATACGGAATATATACGGAATGTTTTCAGATACGTGTGGTGATTTACTCCGTCAATGGATGATTGATCCAACTAAAACTAAGGACATACTGCGTACCGTTCACGCATTAGCTGATTATTCGAATAATGTCATAGCAAAAATAAGAAATAGGTATAATTGTTCAGTACCTTATTATATATTTTTACGCGCACTTTAAGAATACGGTCGTTTACATCATAAATGAAATTAATAGAATTAGCTTCGGCAATTACATCACTTTTTCCATTTATGATTCTAGAGAATTTTGGTAGTGTATTGAGTGTATTTTACCATTTACATAGAAATGAAACCATGTATAAACTTGTTTATATATCGAGACACGTAGATGTACTATTATTAGGATATAGATTGAAAGGATATATAGATTATACAGAAATTGTATTCAATTTCTTATCACTGGTAATCATTTATAAATCGAGTATTCACGATAAACATATCATTCAAATAAATATTATGATAAGTTTGATAAAAAGTGCTTCTAATATGCGTAAATTAGACTACCTCGGTTCACTTTACTTTTGGATTGTAGCATTTATCGTTGATTACGATACTATATATGGAAACTACACGGATATAATAGTAAATTTACTTTTGTGTCCTCCCCAATATTTAATTAAAAAATATATTATTGCCGTATAGTAGAAAATGAATAAAGTTATCTTATTTGTATCGTTTTTACTTATTATATGGTTTTTCATACCCATATATGAAAACCCCAGAGTACTAAAAAGTATATTAAGTGAAGATGAGTGTAAACATATACGAGACATTGCATCTAAAAAGTTACATACATCTACAGTATCTATGGATCATGATATAGACGAATCTGTCCGAAAGAGTGAAACGGCGTGGTTAAAAGCATCAGAAGATCCCGTTGTTGATAAACTTATACGTAAGTGTGTATCAATGACGGATCGACCTTTACGTAATTGTGAAGATTTACAGGTTCTTAAATATAAACCAGGTGGTTTTTATAAACCACATCAAGATTGTTTTGAAGATGATAAAAATAAACGTATGTATACATTCATAATTGCCTTGAATGACGAGTATGAAGGTGGTGAAACAGAATTTCCAAATATAAATAAGAGGTACCGTTTGGAAAAGGGTGACGCTTTGTTCTTTAATACATTAAACAATTACGAATGCGTTACCAAAAAGGCATTACACGGTGGTGCACAAGTGAAATCAGGTGAAAAGTGGGTGTGTAATTTATGGATTAGGAAGTATGTGTATCAATAACTAATTCACCCCTATCCGCTAACAAGCGTCTATTCACCATGTGTTGTTCCTTAACATCATCCTTATTTTGTCCGACGTAAGGAACCGCATACCCATTATCACACATCCATTTATTCACGTTCGTCCAGATACCATCTTCAAATACCCACAATTCACCGAGTGCGCGTCCGTATTTACCTACCGAGTCGCGTTCTTGGCACCGCAATTCAATTTCACAATCGTCCTTATCGGATTCAACCGCTTTCGTCACCCAATTCAAAATCTTCTTCTTCGCATGTTTCCCGTAAATCTTTTCGACCGTATCACGCGTTCGCGATTCCTCGGTATCGATACCAAGCAATCGTACGCGTTGGCGGATGAGTACATCGAACCCCAAATCAATAAGAACGTCAACGGTATCACCGTCAACGACTTTCGAACACGAGTCGATTTTGTATTTAAATTCACATGGTTTTTGGTTATAGGTAGTCATTATGTATATAGTTTAATGAATTAATCTTTAACCAAGCGTATGATGACACTCCCAACACAGTGTTGCCACGGGGTATTGTTTATGTAATTCTATAAATTTTCTAAGAATCATGTGTGTTTGATATCCTTCTTCCGTTCGTGATTCTGACACAGCAATTTTTAAAATTTCGGGTCGAGATTTGATCGTGTGTGCATGTGTTAAAATACACTTTTTACCTCCACTTTGTAATTCATTTTTCTTCGCACCACACCCCAAACACGAGGGTGCAGTTCTAAAAAAGTTTTTTACTAAATTGGCGGCATTCGCTTTCGAATAGTGTATTATATTTTCTTCCGGTGTATCCTTTGGAATTGTAATACTATATTTCTCACTCATATTTTGAATTCTTGTTTTTTGTAATTTACAATCTATAAAGTTAATCGAATCTTTTTTCAATTTTCGAAACATACCTGAATTTGTATCGTGTAGATTTTTAATGTTATCATTTATGTACATATCCGATACAAGTTCACATAAATCATCCATTATTTCATCGTTATTTTCTTTATTAATTTTCAAACATTTCGTTTTTTCATCGCGTTCAAATTTATCACCCGTGCTTAGAAATCTATACACCTCAATCATGGACCGGAATCGTTTACCTTCCGGTGAAAAGTAATAGTTATCGGTCATACCCACAGATTTACCTGATTTTCGTGTTTCTATTTTGACATACCATTCATCATTTATTTCCTGCCCCTTACCTTTTAGATATTTCTTAAGACTATTGAGAGCCGACATATCATACTACTCTATAAATCACGTATCTTTTTAAGTTCATCGCACATCTTCAAATAATCACCTTCAGGTAAATTTTCAGAATTTTTATCAATAAGTTCCATAACGGTTCTTGAAACACTTCGTAATGTTACATCTCTATCGTATGTAGGTTCCGGTGTCAAAGGTGGTCGACATAACCAATCCGTTCCCGTAATTTCCCCGTCGTAATTGTATATTTCGCGAATATGGGTTAAGAAATCCCGTAATCGTGTATAATAAGTGGTGGGCGAGCAGACAGAGTCGTGTCTAAAAATATAATCTTTAATGACGAGTACATTTTGAGTATCACTCCATAACCCTTGATTATAATTAAACATGGATATTGGTCGGATAGTACCATCTTCGGGTGTAGGTAACGTATCGTTACGGTTAAGGTACAATGCGTTATAATTGAAAGAAAATATAGGTGACGCATATGCTTCTATACTTTGTACCGGTCCTCTACCACGTTCATTTTCATATATTACCTTAATGAGTATATGTTGAATACCTTCACACGGGTTAGGTATAGTTGACCGTATACTACTATTGACGAAAGGTGTTGACGGCATTTATATATACTTACATTTATTCCTTATCTGGTTTTATAAGAATTTCGGGTGCATCATCAACTATATCTATAACATACCTACTTTCATTATCTGTGGGAGATACTGTTACGATTCTACACTTATCGGTACTGATCATAGTTTGGTCAGAAACTTTAGTTACTGGTATTGTAATAGGTCGACACAAGAGCATCCACATTTATATAAGTAAATATTTAAAATCTTTGTCACTTTTAGTGATTACCAAGAAAAAAAAACTTTTAATATATACAAAGTATCTCCTTGAGAAGGATGTTCGATTTCAAATATAATTTTTCTTTTTACTAATCACTTTTATTGACAAAGATTTTTATATTATTATACTATATGTTTCCTATTTAAAAATAATAGTATAATAATATAATAATATAAAAATGGGTGAAGACGTAAAAAAGTATATACAGGAAGGTATACACTTTTCAAACGAATTCATGGATATGATTGAAGATATTTCTAGAAAATACCAAGAACATATTTCCGTATCAATGGAAATTGGACATTTCGATAAAATGGGTAAAATTATGATGAAATTATCTGAAGCTCTTATAAGATATAATAAACAATATACGGAACTTGTAAAAGATTTTCAAGGGGGTGGAGTTTTAGAGGATGAAAAAAATGGGTTAGAAACAATTTTAGAATAAAATGTTACTATAATACAAATATGTATAATTTTAGACTATACACACCTGCATTTTTTATAATATTGTCAAACTTATTAATCACAAAACAATGTGGATCTTTAGTTAGTTCAGGAACAAAGGTACCTTTTAGACCACCCGGGTGGGTTTTTGGTGTCGTATGGCCTATACTTTATTTTACAACGGGGTTGGCATGGTCTTCTAGTAAAAAGGATTATTTATTTTCAATGATAACAGCTTTGTGCTGTTTATGGTTATATATTTATTCATGTAAAAAAAATAAAAAATCTGCATCTTTTATACTTTTATCCACCGCATTATTGTCGTGGCACTTAGTAAGAATTTTACCTAAAAAATCGAGAAATGCCATGATTCCATTAGCTTTATGGACAAGCTTTGCAACTTACCTCAATATGTACGAAGCATTTACTTAAAAATATAAGTAATACTTAAATAAATGATACAACAATATGCACAACACGTATATAAAATACTTGGCCCCGGTTATAGTGAGCGTGTGTATCACAATGCAATGGAAGTTGTCTTACGGAAAAATGGGATACATTACGAAACGGAGAGAATAGTTCCTATTGTGTTTGAAGGACACACAATAGGGAATCTTCGCGCCGATTTAATTTTAAATAATAAAACCGTAGTCGAACTCAAATCGGTTAAAACTATGAATGACGTCATGGTCACACAAGCCCAGAACTATCTACGCTTGACGGGGTTCACGGAAGGGTACCTTATTAATTTTCCTACATCACTTAACACCGATTTAGAGGTTAGGTATGTAACTCTGGATCTTCTATCTGATTCATCATGTACATAACTGGGATCATTTGGTAAATCTTTTTCCACTCACCTTTGGATTCTTCGTAATACTTTTTAGGGTCTTTAAGACCCTCTTTTATAATTTCGTTTATCTTTTCTGTGTAGAACTTGATTTCTTCTAAACAGAAATTGTAATATGGATCGTTGTTCATTACCTATATTAAATCTTTATTTTTTAACCTTGTTTCAAGTAATTTTTAAAGAGTTCTGGTGTGTTTCTCTTTTTTACTGCAAAGTTTTTGAGCATGTTACTCAAACTGTTATATACAACACCTTGACGCAATGGGTTCTTTTTCGCTTTCGATTTTGTTTTTGGTTTTGGGGAGTTTGGGAATTTATTATTCGTTTCCTTTTGTAACTTTTTAGAATTGTTATTACGCACTGGGAAGGCCATTTTAGTATATATTTAGATTTTAAATCGTTGGTATATATTCCCAATGAAGGACCTCACATATCTTTTTCCATATAACGTCCTGTTGGTATAACTTTTCCTTCGATTTCAAAAGTGGAAAATATTTCAAGTACTTATCTTCACTCAAAAGTTCGCAAAACTTATAGAGTACATACGAATAACTCAAAAAGTTTTTTCTTTCTGGTGGACAGTTATCATCAAACGGTTTTTGAATATCCTTGAACATTATACGCAGTCTTTCTTCGAGTTCCTGTGGCATGGACGGTGGTTTTACCCCACTTATGATATTGGTTATATAAGGGACGTGTTCATAGAACTTATTTAGTTTCAATTTTTTCAAGAGTGTACGAACGCGTGCGTGTGTAATCTCATCTAAAACTTTTACCTTTATTTTTTTGAGTTCGTTACGTAGTTGTTCTATTACCTCGGGGGGTATAGTTGTCGTCTCTTGAGCTTGAAATTGTGATAACCATTCATTAAAATGATTTTCACGTTTATACGAATAATTGACTATCTTTTCCGACGTTTCCTGTTCTTCTCTATATGTCAACTCTTCACTTATAAGTGTTGCTAAAATCGCACCACAATTATCACACACGAGGTCACTTGTATCTGTAAAATGAAACACGTTACTTTCTGGACACGTGGGGCACACTTCACGTTTCTTTTCTATAGGTCTATCTATATTATTTAACTTTTCTACGTCTATTAGGTAATCATTAAATATATCTTTCCTCTGTAGTCCGGATGTTTCTTTACAGTTGAAAACATTATTGGTACTTACTTCTTTTTTAAGTTCATCTGTATACAATTCCAGATACGGCATACACTGAATTATATACTGTGACATTTCGTATTCATATTTCGATTTATTAATGGGGTCGTCTCGAATAGACTTTTCCCATGTTTCTACTTTATTGGTATATCTACTTAAAAAATTACCTTCCATAATAATTAAATATAATGCTCGGTAATCTTTTAACTAACGTTATTTTATGGGTGTACTCGACATTACAATCACTATTTTCTAGTCCGGACTATAGAATCGCGGATTCATCAATGGAATATTTTTTAGATCGTACAAAAACACCTTTACCGGAAGAACTCGATGAATTCTGGTACGAAGAGCGTAATGAATGGGATGATGACACCGAAAGTGTTTTCAAAACATTAAACTCCACTGATTATAAAGAGACGACAATTCCCGAAAATGTTACGAAAACGGTGGTTCGTGTTAAATATTGGTACAATAACATGATATACAAATATTTAACGTATGATATGGATCACCCATGGCCACCACCACGTAAAAGTGGGGTTGTATTTAACATGCCAATCGTTTCAGCTGTTTTGCTCGATTCGGATGATAAACCAGTTAGGGATCTTTTAAACAAGATTAAACGATACGCGGGTCCACGTAAAGATTTCCATAACGAAAAAGTTAAAATAAGGGATATGTTATATTATGATATAGACACACTTGAAAATGAATTCCCAAAAATAAAAATAAAAAATGCGATTGGTATGACTAAAGTCGTAAGCACGGTAGACGGGTATATTACTGATCTTCGGGTACCTTAGTTGCTAAGTAAAATTTTAATTCACCCAGATTAGCAACGTTATACTTTAATATCAAAAATCTATTCTGTTCTTCCTGCATAATTTGTACTGTAGAACACATACTCGTCGCTTTTGTAAATATATTCATGTATCGAAGGGAATATTCGCCCGAAATTTTGGGACTTTCTTCCGTACATTCAATATCTGTTTCCTGGTTTGCAAAATCACCCATACATTGTAGTTTGAGGTGTGTACCTTCCCTGGTTATCTCTATAATATTACCTATATTGTGCATATCTCTGCATATTCTCTGAAAATCCATTGATGCCATTGGTGTAATTGTTGTCATGATCATATCTGGTACTTCAATTTGGTTTTCATTTATATCGAGTAATTTCAAAGCAAATTTAGTACATGTTTTCTTTGATTCGTTATGAATTTCAATATTCATAAACTCTTTACAATTTATACTCATTACAAGAACATCGTTATTTGTAATGGATTTAAGAAGTTTGAATGTGTTCGCGACATTTATACCCGCAATTATATCGGTTTCACATGTATATTCTTCGAAATTATCCGATGAGAGATACATGTCAACCAGGGATGTACGAGCTGTATCGAGAGTTACGATGTATATACCATCAGGTTTAAAGTATATATTTACGTCATTGAGTATATCTTTAAGTACTTCAAAGGTTGATTTTATGGCACTCGCCTGAATTGTTGCCAATTTCATATCTGAAAAAATATAGATTTAATTCTTTATATTCTTGTTATATGCATCTGATACACTTTGATTAATCTTATCTTCAAGTTCGGGTGTCATAGCCGGCTGTAAAGTTCTACCATAGTCATCTAAACCAAATAAGTCTCCTGAACCCTCCCCTTCTAAAGATGTTGTTGAACAACCACCAAAGTTACACGACTCTAATTCCTGTACCGGTAAAAGTGATTCTAACCAATTTCGTATTTCATTCCCGACTAAAAGTTTACCGTTTTTTGTAAGCATGGTTGGAACACGTGTAATTTTATTTCTATATTGTGGTGGTATACCCAATTTGTTAATGTTATGATAATTAACAATTTGTTTGAGTTGTGGATGTTTATTAATATAGTCAATTATATCCAAACTATGATTACACTGTGGACTATAAATTAGAAGGGACATATCTTAAAATAGAGTTTACTTTTTTTTATCGAAAAAAACACATTTTTACATATTTTTTTATACACGTAAGATACAGGAAAAAAACAAAAAGTTTGTCACTTTTTGCGATTACCCAAAAAAACTTTTTTTATTTTATACAAAGTATCTCCTTGAGAAGGATGTTGAAATTCAAAAATAAATTTTTCTTTTACTAATCACAAAAAGTGACAAACTTTTTAAAGATAAATAAAAATAATTATTAATATTAAATAATGAATACTATACTATTAATATTATTAATACTCATTGTACTCATGACCATGTCCAGGACGGAAATGTTTACGGAACAATTCGGACTTTCTGGATACACTAAACCAATGAATTCCGTTTTATTGAAAGATACTGAAATGGATTTATCTGATTACGAAGAATCAGGTGAAGAAATTGAAGTATCCAATGATCTCATGCAAGAAATGGTTCTCGCAACGAACAAAGAAGTTTCTAAAAAAACTGGTCTTTGTACGTATATTATCGAAACATTATCGGTAAAAAAGTATATAAATAAGAAAAGTAATCAGGAAATATACAGATGTATGTTCATGTCGGTGAAACATAAGGGGTTTGCCGTAGGATTTTCGGTGACATCCGATTTACGAATTATTGATGGTCGTGCAACTGTACTAAATGTGAGAACACAACCTATAGACATTAATCCACCATCGGATCCAAGTATTTACCAGAAATCGATAAAGGGTAAAGAATTTGAAGATTATACAGAAGTTAGACGGAGTGAACTTGATATGGTTAAAAATACAAAAATAATAGATAAGGCTATATCGGATCCACAAACCATGTACGGTAAAATTAACATTTAAAACTCTAAAATAATTATAATGATCAGTATTGATGAAATATCACGTATAACTGAAAAGAGGAATCATTTGAAAAAGGAAACGTATACTAAAATTTACGAACAGATTTCAAAGAAGATACGTCAGTCGGTAGATTTAGGCCATAAATATTTGTTTTGTCAGATACCTTCTTTTGTTATGGGGTACCCTCATTTTAACAGAGCAAAAGCGCTACAGTATATAAAACGACAATTTGAAATAGGTGGATTTACAGTCCAGATTATAGGCGAATACGAATTATGTATTTCATGGAAACCGAATAAAAAATCACGAAAAAATGAACAACACGAACATCCAGAAGACACAGAGGATTTCCCCACACTCGTAAACCTTAAAAAAGCAGCAAATAAATACAGGGGAAAATAATTGATGCGTGAGACTTAAAGTTTAAATATGTAAATATATTACAAATATGAGTGACCCTTTAAATATACTCGTCGAGGCAAAACGTGAATACATAGGACAATTATGTTTACTTATGTGTCCAGTTATGATTGAAACGTTTGAAACAATGTATGAGGAAGCATACAAACTTACAAAAGGTCGAAAAGTTCTTGTCATGTACCAAAAACTTCTGAAAGAGGTTCCAAATTGGAGTGATGCTATGTCTAAACAACACACGGATAATATATCAAATAGATGTGCGTGGTTTAACGACCTGTTAGCTGCTGTTTTTGTAAGTTGTGTTAAAATTTTATCCGCGGTTCGATTGAATAAAGATAATAAGAAAATCTCATTGAAACTTCCAACGAATGAAGTTTTCATTCAAACGTGTTATAACAACGCAGCCAAAGATCTATATAGAGACCCATACATTTATCACGAAACGCAAAACGAACACGCGAGAAACGATAAATTATACGAGCGTTTTTGTGTATGTATCGAAACATCCGTAAAAGAACTTATACCCGTACAACAGATTTTACAAACGTATATGTCTCAAACACACGAGGGACAGGATTTAGATCTCGATCAAGCTGAAGTTGGTGATTCTGAAGACCCTGACCTTATTGATGGGTATGAAGAGGAAACGTCAGAAGAACCATTCGATGCTGAACAATCTATGGAAACCCCAATGGAACAATCTATGGAAACCCCAATGGAACAATCTATGGAAACCCCAATGGAACAATCTATGGAAGCCTCAATGGAACAGGTAATGGAACCAGAACAAACTTCACCATTCGATAACGAATTTAAAACTATTAATACTAAACAACAACCATACCCACAACCGCAGCAGGAAGAAGAAGGTGTTTTATTTCCAGATGCATCAGAGACCCGTGCAAAAAAAGTTGGGTACTATTAAATGGAGTTTGAAGACTATTTAAGAGACCCCGCGTGGGCCGGAATAATCGCCGGTTTTATAACCGCAGGATACATACACTTTAAAGCAAAGATTAACAACGAAGGTAAGCTTCCAGTGAGTGCGTACATGAAACCAGCTGCACTTATAGCAATTTTAGTATTTTTTATTGTTACTAACGGATTAGGTAAGAAAGAGACCATATCAACGGAACCATTTTAATTTTCTGACTTAAAGATAATATACGTATTTACAATATAATATGACTTCCGTGACCGCATTCAATGATATGATGGGTCAATTTCTTGTGGAATTACACAAGACATTTCCAGAAGAAAAAGGCTTGAAAAAATGTTTATCGGCTTTCGATTTAATGAAAGCTTCCAACCCACGTTTAGTTGTAGATGGGTTTATGCAGGGCGTTGCTCCGTATGCCGATAAGATTTCGTCCAAAGACGAATCATTTTTCATTGAAGAATCTAAGAATTTAGATTTTATGAAAGGTGTAAACCTCGAAAAACATTGGGGAACTGCTTCCGAGAATACAAAAGGTGCAATTTGGCAATATGTTCAGACGCTCTACATGCTCGGTACAACCATTAGTTCTATCCCAGAAGACACACTTTCCATGATTGAGACAGTTGCAAAGCAGTGTGCAGATAAAATGGGTGAAGATGGAAGTGAACTTGACGAAGCTGCGTTGATGAAAACCATGCAGGGTATGTTGGGTGGTATGATGAAAAAATAAACTCACTATATATAAATGACATCTTGGTTTGAAGATCCAAAACAATTGGTTCGAGTAGAAAAAGTTCATGAATTTTGGCCGTCGAAGACGCAATCTTCAGCAGACCGTGTTAACGCATCAGCTCGTTTTATTATTTATGCGACATGTATAATTTATCTCATAAGACGAGATCCACGTATATTCGTTTTGGGTGCAACTGCACTCGGTGTTCTTTATATAATGGAAAAATCTAATATGGTGAAGGAGGGTGTTATACGACCAACAAATGTATACAATAGTGTAGATAAATCATGTTCTATACCAACAAATGATAACCCCATGGGAAATGTTCTCATGTCGGATTATACAGATAGACCAGATAGACCACAGGCGTGTCATTACCCAACAGTAAAAACATCAGTAAACAAATTCCTTACAGGTGGCGTCCCATATGGTCCAGCCCGTTCGCGTTCGGCTATGCCCGAATACCAAAGAAATGCATTATCAAGACAATTTGTAAGTATGCCAGACACATCCATCGGTAGTACACCATATTATGAATTTATCCACGGTAACAGAGGTAATACGTGTCGCCAAGATCCAACATTGTGTAACCCAGACGCGAGAGGTGTTCAACTTGAGGCGTTTTCGGGTCTCGATCCAAACGGGGATAAGAGAAGTGGTATGCACAGAGGCTCTGGATTAGGACCTTAATTTTAAACAATTTAATAATAAAGTAGTAGATACTCGATTTCCATAAACAAAATCTTTTGTAATAATAAATGGCGTATCAACTCCAACCAGGAATGAAAATGGTTCAAGATCACGCGGTTCCCGCCGTTTGTGCGACCGAAGAAGTTTTTGTATATCCTCAGCCCAGTACCCTTAACTATGGGTCAGGTAGACCAAATACCATGTTATATGGTACTGCACCATACATGGCGGGTAAAGGTTCCCCAGCACAATTTATTAATACATCTGATGAACTCAGACCACAAAGTACATCTCGTTTCAACAAGGTTTTAGCGAAGACTTACGAAAGAAACTTCCACCCACTCCAAAATGTTGAGTGTAAATTACCACTTAGAACACAAAC